AGCAATAGAACAAGTAGCAACGCGGCTACGCATTTCTTCGTTCCAATCTTCCGTTAGGGCTACGCTACTTACGATGCCTTGATAGCGCTTGAAAAACTGTTGCGTAGGCGTAGTAATGATTTGGTTATTTGAATCAAAGAAGCCGCGCCATACTTCAACCAATGAACCTTTAATATCGTTGCCAAGCATGATGCCTACATTGGTAGGATCGATGCCCGTTAACGCAATCGTCATATCATCCGAAGTAGCCTTGATATCCCGTTGAACATCGCCAACATTCAACAACGCGCCTAGGTTGCTAAACGCAATCCCATCAACCGTAATTTGCGATGAGGCGTTACAAAATGTATATACCGTTTGCGCGCCTACCTTGCCTACGGTAAGCCTAACAAATTCCGCATGGTTGATTTGCGGATTATTAACCGCGCTAATTGTTGTCATATCAATAAGTTCCTATGATGTATTCCCGAAACACAAAAGGCCCATCCCATTGTACAAACGCCCCATCCGTCATCGGGTTTAGCGTATATGTAGGGCATTGTTCCGCAACTACGCGGATAACGCAATCCGTACCAACATAAACAACCGTATTAGCCGCGGATGCAACGATAACGGGGCGATGGATACTTACCGTAACCGTAGAACCGGAACCGCGTAAAACATCCGCCGTAATCTTGTAGGTATAGCCGCCGAATTGGATAAAATCGCCCGCCTTAAAAAGATACGCCGTTGAAGCAATCGATGGCAAAGTTTTTAAAACAATTGTTTGGGTATTGGTTGTTGGCGTTGTAGCGATCTGTATGCCGGTAGGCGTAGTTGGGTTATCGCCTTGGTATTCCATAAACCAAGATAGGTTAGCGCTTTGGAAGAAGATGTTTTCCGGTAATTGCCTATCGTAGTTATCAATGGTTTGGATAACATTGCGAACTTGCGGGTAGTACAAATAGTTATGCGGCGTTACGGTAAATACCCAAGGTACGGCCGTTAGGTATTGGGCTACGGTTATGTAGCCGCTACGCGCAACTTGTTGCCCAATCGTTCTCCGATTGTTTACCGTCATCGATTGTTGTATTTCAAAAATGGTTTGAAAACTCATGTTCTACCCCTGCTAACCGCCAACGATTTTGTAGCGTATTGATTTGCCGCCCAAATAGCGTTCGGGCTACCTAAAAGGCGTTGTTCAAATGATTTTGTATCGATAGCGTTAATGTAATTGTTTGTAACCATCGTAGTACCGCCTACGCCCGCTAAAGCATGGTTAGGGATGATAGTTCCGGCCGTGCGCGGTACAAACAATTCCGGCCCGCGTTCGCCAACAATGCTAGGCGAATTAACGGCGGGGTTGCCGCCATCGGCGTAGCCAGGCATACCCATAACGGCCGCGGGTTGGTACGGGTTTGATTTCATGCCGAACATAGAACCAAACAAAGAACTTAAAAAGCCCGATGCGGCGGCTTTCATTTGCATCGCCAACATATCTTGAATGATGCTACGCGCCAAATCTTTAAAACCAATCTTGCCGGTTTTAACAAATCTATCTATAGCCGATTCCATGTTGCCCATTAATGAATCAAACGCCTTTGCGCCCTGTTCTAATTCTGTAGGCATATCGCGGATAAACTGCATCGCGCTTTTTGTAAAGCCTTCTTCAAAAGAACCTTGGCGCGCTTGCAAAGTTAATTGGTAGCGTTCTTTGGCAATGGCTAAAGCCTTTTCCGATAGCGCAACTTCGCGGGCTTCCGCTTGGGCGCGGGCTTCCGCCGTTAAATCCCTACGGTTATCAATTTCTTCTAGGTTAGCCGCTAATTGTTGTTTGATAAGTAACTTTTCGCGTTCTAGCGTGTAATCTTCTTGGCGCATATTGGCGGATTGCATTTCCAATAGCATCATTTCTTTTTCATTGCTTAACGCAATAGCCATTAGCCTTTGGCGTTCGGTAACCGATTGATTGCCTTTTTCATACATTGCAAAAAATTCCGCACGGGCTTTTGCATCTTCTTCGGCCGCTTTCTGCGCATGGGCCGCGGCCATTGCATCTAATTGCATTTGCCTTTTACGCGCCGCTTCTGCGCGGGCATCTACGCCTTGGATAACATTTCTAACCGGCGGGCGGCCCGCGCTACTTGCCGTTGGCGATGCTTCGCCGCCGCTAGTACCGGCCATACGGCGGTTAAATTCTTCGGATGTTTTAAGGGCGCGCGATGCGTATTGATCTAGGATTCTTAAACCCTGTTCAATATCGCCGGATAGAAATGCTTTAGTTGCGCCGAAAAAATCTTTAATTGTTGGCAAAACATTATCAAAAATAACGCCAAGATTAGAAATCGCTTTGCGCATTTCATCTATATATTCAACCGCAGTTTTTAACGGCGTACCAACCAATGCGGTAAATGTAACTAATGATTGCCTAGTTATTTCATTTAATTTATCCCATGCTTCGGCCGCATCTTTAATGCCTTTAACTTGTTGATCCGTTAATGTATTGGTGCGTTGCATCTGTTCGTTTAATTCAACGAAATCAACGCCTTTAGCCGCCTTACCAAAAACATCCATCGCTTTCGCATTGCGCGTTAGCGGGTCCTCAATAGCCGCAATCCCTTCAACCGTTTTATGCAACAACTCTTGCGTTGATAACGATGCCAAATCGCGCAAACTAATTCCGGCTTTGCTAAACGCTTTTTGCGCTTCGAAAGAACCTTCGGCCGCTTTATCAACAAAATTAGTAAACGCGGAAAGAATTTTTCCGGCATCTTCGGCTTTACCGCCGGCTAGTTGCAAACCATTTTGAAGTTTTAGGATTGAATCGATTGCAACATCGTTGGCCTTGGCTACATCCGCCAATTCATCGGCAAACATCATTGCTTTGGTTGCCATCGCCGTAAACGCTAATGCACCAACTTTAGAAATATTGGTTACATCTTGGACAAACTTGCCCATCGTTTTTCGGGAATCTTCAATGCCTTTATTGAATTCCGCGGTATCTAGACCTAGGACTACGCCAAGGCGGGCAATCATATTAGACATCTTTTACCCCAAACTTTGTTTTATCGAACCCGTTTGCCTGTGACATGAAGGCCAAAAGGCTATCGTTTACGGCCGCCTTTTTCTGTTCTTCGGATAAAGGCGGATAGATGTAATCATACGCATTACCCAAAATGTTGGCTAGTTTATATGCGGGCGAATTAGCGGGGCGCATATAGTTAAATACCCCGTTGGTTAGGGTAGCCAATTGGATAAGGATTCCATAGTTCCCAACTAAACCATCGGCATACATCGTTTGGATGTTTGCCATAGTTACATCATCGATTTCGGATATTGAATCTAGGGTATGCCCGTTAAAAACCATTGCGGCTAGGCATTGGGTTTTTAACGAGCCAATTAGTTTCCCCGCGCTTCCCTGTAGGTTGGGCTAATTACTTCGCCGATCTTTTCTACGATCTGCATTTGAATTGATAGCGGGAATTCTTCTTCGATATCCGCATAGGTTAAATCTTCTAGGCTTGCCCCTTCCAATTCGGGAACTAGAAGTTTAAAGAATTCGGTAATTCGGGCTTCGGTAATGGCTTTGTTTTTGGCGGCTTCGCGCATGGAACGGCCATCTACCAAAATATCGTTATCGGTAAATTTGAATTCTTCCGATTGGCTATTTTCAAAATGGCGCAAAGGTTCCGTAATTTCTTTGTAGGTTTTTTCTACAATTTCTTCATCCGGTTCGGAAACTTTCTTATAGATTGCATCCGATTCGGAAACTAACGGGATGCGTACCTTAAAGGTATGGCCGCCCAATTCAAAAGAACGGGTTAAAAGGTTCTTTCTATTTGTTTGGTACTTATCGCCAAATGCCGAACTAAATTTTGTCATTTCTGTTTTGCCTTGTATTGATTTATCCGCCTACCTAATATTTCGCCCAATCTTCTTGCGGTTTGTTCCGATTGGGATTCCAACGCCGGCCTTAAATATGGTTGCGCGCCATTTTTAGCCGTGCCGAATTCTTGCGCCATAGCGCGGGCATCGCTTTGGATACCCATAAAATTCTTTGCATCTTCTACGCCTAACTTGGCAAGTTTACGGCGGGCTTTTAACAACCCCTTCCCCTCGCTCATTGCCTTTAGTTTCTTGCCCGATGCCGTAGTAACCGTAGCGATTACCGTATCGTTATTGCTAATGTACTTAGAACGCCTATCGCGCTTTGTTGGCCTTCTTGCTTCAACTTGCAACGATAACCGCAAACCGCCCGTATCTACCGGCGCGTTTTGTACGGCTTGATTTAAAACGGGTTGCATGGCTTCCCGTGCCGCCGGTACTAGTATTTTGCTTTTGGCTTTTTTATCGCCAATATCCGCGGCTAATTCTTCAAATGCGGCGTAAACATCTTTCAAACCTTCGATCTTGAAAGTAACGCCCATGATTAGCCCATCGGTTTAATGATCTTTTGATACAACGCGTTATTTAGCGTATGTACATAATTAACGATTTCATCGGGCGTAAACTTATCCGCATGGTTAGCGGCTATTTCATGCGCCAATGAAATCGCGGTTAGTTTCTGCGCGGTAAACCCAAACCAATCCTTTCGGGAATCGGATTGGGTTACCAAAAAACTTAGAAGGTCGCTACTATCTTTTATTGTCGTTTGCATAGTGTTTAGGTATTGTTTGACCAACCATATTGGTTGCCGCGGGGGTGAACCGTAAAGTTACATTTAGCCTCAGCACCTGGGGCCGCATCAATCGTAAATTGCGATACGCGGCCATTGAAGGCATACGCAACGGTATTTGCGCCGGCCGTAGCGGTAACTACGAAAGTACGATCAATAACGCCGGATTCGGCATCGCCGCGGATCAACAACAATGCGGCATCGCTAGGATTCCAAGCGGCCGTAATGCTTAAAGATGTAGGCGCGCTTTGCGTTGGGATTTTATCGCTTTGGCGTGAACCGGCAACGCTAAAGTTTGCAACGGCATCATCTTGGCCAAAAGCGGGTACGGCTTCAACGGGAACCAAAATACCATCGGTTCCGGTTCCATTGGCGGCCGTGCCAACGATATCCGCAATATCGCCCGTCCAAACATCTAAGTTAGCGGCGGCAATTGGGGTAGGCGTAGCGCCGGTTTGCATCCAAAGGGCGGCGGAAAAGCCAGGAAGAATTTTGTTAGGTAAAGCCATTTTCGTTATTCCTTAAAAAGAATGGTTGATTGAACTATCTTGTCAGGTTGGTATATCTAGTGTGCAATCAAGAAAAATCTGCGCCAATTTTTCATCATTGTCATAAGTGTTGTAAAGCCAAAAAACATCCGCCTTACTAATCTGAAATCCATTGGTTGCACCGCCAAATAAACCGCTATATCCATGTAGCGATTGTAGTATTTGATTGGAAATAGTGAAACCATCTTCTATCTGTTGCGTAAAAATACTTATTTGAAATGTTGGGCGATCAATACCTTTAACCGATTGAACGGGGCCGGTATAAACATCTTGATGAACATTGCGCAACATCCAAACAACAAACTTAGGTTCGGTAGCAAAGTTACGGTTAAACGCCGCGTACACGGGAACGGGCGAAACAATGCTTTGCAATTGGTATTGAATTGCTTTGCCGTATTGAACCGGATTTTGTTGCGTTGCCATTTATACCGCCGTAACTGGATCGGTTCTATACGCCAAGATAACAACCGTCATCCTATCGTTTGATTCGCGTACATTATCAATCCGCCAATCGAAACCGTTGTAACTAATCGAATAAAGGTTTTGGTTCCGTACCATTTCACGCGTGTTAGGCGTGTAGTTCAAAATGAAGTTAACAACATCTTGATACAAACGGTACTTTTCCGAAATCTTTACGCTATTCGCAACGGATTGAACGCGCGCACGGGTTCTAAACCATGTGCTTTGGGCGGTACTTTGTTCGCCGAAATCGCTTTTAGCGAAAGCCAAGTTGTTTACCGTAATCTGTTCAAACCGTGCGATTGCCATATTACATTACCAAAGGTTTGTAAGGGCGCAACAATTGCGCAACGCCGAACGGAATTTCTTTCAATTGGTTATCCGTTGTATTGCTACGATTGTTATACAAATGGGTAAACAATAGCAAGCCCGCTTGCTTAATTACGGGGTATGTTTGCAACGGGTTT